TCCGTTTATTGATGTAGACGCTATAAATCTGTGCATTGACAGAACAAGAAAACTTTCCACTCACAGTTTGATTGAGGAACTTGTTTCACGCTATGAGAACCAGATTGACGATAAGGATAAGGAAATCGAAAAGCTCAAAGCAAGAGTGAACGAAATCACGATTCACAGCAACAAGCTGAATGATGAACGCGCAAAAGAAGAATGTAACGTGATGATATTGAAGCGTAAACTCAAAGATTTCGTGGACGATGTTTGTGAGAATTTTTGAACAGAAGGAGGATTAAATGGCAACTTACAAACCGGGAGATAAATTCGTTATCGAGATTGATTCGGTGATGACGAATAAGAAAGGAACACTGTACGGCATTAAAGGTTTCAGTAGTCTTGTGTTTGATGAATATGGGCTGAGCTGTCTGGAAGATTATAATCCCGCTGCCGTTGAAGAAAACACATATAACAACATTTTCAACCTTGGGTTCAAGGAAGGGTCGACGAGAATGCTTAGATGCATCGTAGAGTATGCAAGTGAGAAAATGACAGAATAATAAAAATTCAAGAAAGGAGAGCGAAAGGTTGTGCGCACAGAAAAGATATCTTTCCCTTTCCTTTTAACGAATGACATATCAGGAATTTTTGGAAACGAAGAAAATCAGCATTGAACCTTGTGGATTTGATGTTGATAAAAACGATTTAAATTCGAATCTGTTTGAGTTTCAGAAGGATTTAACTGCTTGGGCTTTGAAGAAAGGAAAGTCAGCAATTCTTATTGGATGTGGTTGCGGGAAAACAATAATTCAGTTGTCATGGTCGCAGGAAATCGTAAAGAGAACAAATAAAAACGTGTTGATAATAGCTCCGTTGTCAGTCGTAGAACAGACAGCAAGAGAGGCCGACAAATTCAAAATGATGAAGGTTCACATTTGCAGGACACAGGAAGATGTGAAACCAGGTATCAACATAACGAATTATGAAATGATAGATCATTTTGATACAAGTTCGTTTATTGCAGTCGTTCTGGATGAAAGTAGCATTCTCAAATCGTTTACGTCAAAAACGACTGGAGCATTAACAGAGCTGTTTAGAAATACGCCTTATAAGTTGTTGTGTTCTGCGACAATTGCGCCAAATGATTACACAGAAATCGGAACGAGCTGCGAATTTCTTGGGATTATGAGCAGAACCGAAATGCTTGCCACATATTTCGTGCATGATGGTGGAAAAACATCTGATTGGAGACTTAAAAAAGCGGGTGCGAATAAGTTCTGGGAATGGATGGCCCAGTGGGCAATATGCTTTAACAATCCGAACGAATTGGACTATGAAATTGCTGGTTATGATTTACCAGAACTTCGTATGCACACAATCTTCACAGAGTCAGAAGTGAGAGAAGGAGAATTATTTGTAAGAGCTGCTGAGACACTTGAAGAACGTAGAGATGCAAGAAAAGAATCAATTGAAAGCAGAACAGACAAGGCATTTGAACTGATAAACAGCAAACCATGTGAACAGTGGCTGTGCTGGGTTGATTATAACGATGAGTCATCCGTTTTGCATAAAAAGATTCCGTCAAGCGTTGAGGTTAAGGGAAGCGACGAACCGGAATTCAAAGCCAAAGCGAGCGTTGACTTTGCGAATGAAGATATTAAATGCCTTGTGAGCAAGCCATCAATATTTGGCTTCGGAAGTAACTTTCAGAGTTGCCACAATATGATTTTTTGCGGATTGTCAGATAGCTATGAGCGACTGTATCAGGCAATCAGAAGATGCTGGCGGTTCGGGCAGAAGAATCCCGTAGACGTTTACATAATCATTTCAGAACGTGAGGCAAATATTCTTATCAACATTAAGCGTAAAGAAAAACAGATGGAAGAGATGCAAAAGAACATGACTTCACTTATGAAAGAGGTGACTTTGGCAGAAATCAAACATACGACAAGGATCACAACAGATTATAAGCCAGATAAAGAGATGAGGTTGCCAAAATGGATTTGATGATTAATGACCAGTATATCACAGATAATGTTGCAATGTACTGTGCTGATACGACAGAAGCAATAAAGATGCTTGATGATAGCAGCGTCGGTTTGATTGTTTATTCTCCACCGTTTTCTTCACTTTATACATATTCGAACAGTGATAGAGATTTGGGAAATTCAAAAACAGATGAAGAGTTTTTCACACATTTTGAATTCACAGTGAAGGAAATGTATCGGATTTTAATGTCTGGTAGGATCATGGCCGTTCACTGTATGCAGATACCGGCAATGAAAGAACGCGACGGTTACATAGGCATAAAAGATTTTCGGGGTGATTTGATTCGTCTGTTTCAGAAGAACGGATTTATCTTTCACTCTGAAGTAACTGTATGGAAAGATCCAGTTGTGGAAATGCAAAGGACTAAAGCACTTGGCCTACTTCATAAACAGCTCAAGAAAGATAGCTCCAAAAGTAGGATGGGCATACCGGATTATATCATTTTTATGAGAAAACCTGGAGACAATTCAGAACCGATCCAACACACGAATGAATCCTATCCTGTTGGAGAATGGCAGAAAATCGCGTCTCCTGTATGGGATATTTATCCTTCTCCTGTTTGGTGGGATATTAATCAGTCTGACACGTTGAACAAAATGTTTTCTGACGAAGAATCAGAAAAGCATATAGCACCTTTACAGTTGCCTGTTATCGAGAGAATTCTGAATCTGTACTCTAACGAAGGTGACACTGTATTTACTCCGTTCATGGGAATTGGTTCCGAAGTATATCAGTCGATGAAAATGGGCAGAAAAGCGATTGGAATCGAATTAAAAGAAGCATACTTCGAGCAAGCTGTCAAGAATATAAAAGCGCTGGAAGATGAACAGAAACAGATATCACTGTTTGATGTATTTGGAGAATAGCGATGTGCCGATTGATTCATTTTCCGAGATTTCATTTCAGAAAGCTGTTTAGAATCCGAAGAAGGTAATTGCAATGACGTTATGGTTAGAGGTGTCACAAGATGACCTTGAACTTCCTCTGATTGTAGCACATTCAGCGCAGGAATTAGCAGACAAGACTGGCACGAATGTAGACAACGTTTACAAGGTTGTCAGTCGAGTCAAAAAAGGGGAAGTACACAGAGGGCGTTTTGTGAAAGTGGAGATAGAGGATGAACATTGAAGCTATTGGCGAAAATCTTAACAGGATGATGAAAGCCAGAGGTATGAGCATTACCGAACTGGCAAGCAAGTCATTTACGTGTCAGAGTACGGTGCAAGGCCATGTAAAGTACGGCGTTAAGAGCATTGAATATCTTGCACGGTACGCAGATGCACTGGGATGCACGATATCTGATTTAACAGAAGGTGTAACGAATATAGAGAACTTCACACTTGAAGAGGATGTAACCGGCAGATATCCATATAACCTTGCATATGCGGTATTTCTTCCATCGTGGGAACGGAAGAGCGAAGAACAGATAAAAGGAGCCAAACAGAAGGTATACAGCGTTTACATTCCCGGATTTCTTGAAGCTGTGAATGACTTAACCGACCGCGAACAGAAGGTACTTAAACTGCGGTACAAGCACTACCTGACACTTGAACAGTGCGGATACCATTTCAATGTCACACGGGAACGTATACGGCAGGTTGAAGCAAAGGCACTTAGAAAACTCAGAAGTCCGTACATTTCAAAACATTGGATTCTTGACACGATGGGCAAGGCAAGAGAGGCACAGGAAAAACTCAGCCGGTTAGAGCTTGAAAATATCAGGCTGAAAAATTACATCGAAAGTCATCTGACAGATTCAAAAATCCCGTGGGATAATGAACGGAAAGAGGACTCTGTATCCGACATTTCTATTGATGATCTTGAATTATCCGTTCGCTCATTTAACTGTCTCAGACGCGCCGGTATTGATACGATTGGCGACTTAGACGGATTCACCATTGAAAGGTTTATGAAAATACGGAACCTGGGACGAAAGTCCATGGAAGAAGTAATTGCAAGGCTGAAAGAGTATGGAATCGAAATCAAATCAGAGAACGAAAACATCACGTAAAGTAAAAGAATTTCTGGACTTCCTGAAGTCTGCCGAACTGGAATACAAACTGGCCGTGGATGAAATGTCCAAAGAGGAAAAGAGAACGCAGGACATTTTACATGAGATTGAGTTTGGGGACAGCAAGTCAGAGCGCAACAAATCAGCGACAAAACTCAAACAGAACCGTCTTGCACGGCGCAAGGCTAAAGACATCGTAGAAGAGCTGCGTCCGGTCATTGAATGGTATCAGGACAGGAACAATAAGCGGTCTATGGATTTATTGCAGAACGCTTTAGGCAAGGTCAGGAAAGCAGAAGAATATCACAGCAACAGAACATATTATCCGAGGGTAAAGGATGATGGAAGGTAAGTGCGAGGATTGCTATTGGTATTGGGGCGTTCCGGTTGGCTGCCATGAAGTACATACAAATTACAAGGATGAAGAAGCTGGCGGCTGTGTGTGGTTTGAACCGAAACTGGAAGATGCGCCGGATACATCATATGAGGAATATCAGAAGGAATGGCAATGAGAAAATACATTGTACTGCATCATGAAGACATGTCACCGTCAATACTGTGCATAGACAGAATCAAAGAGATAAGTGAATTGCCGGGTGGGCGTTCAGAAATCAGGTACAAAGGCAAAAGAACATTTGTAGTACGTGAATCTCCAGCACAGATTGTGAATGAAAGGGTGAAGAGATATGGCAGATAACGTTCAGCACCCGGCGCACTATACGCAGGGCGGTATAGAGTGCATAGATGCCATGCAGAGTGCTTTCGGTGTGGAAGCCGTGAAGACCTATTGTAGGATCAACGCTTTCAAGTACCTGTGGCGATCTGACCACAAAGGCCACACAGAAGACATTGAAAAAGCCATCTGGTATCTGAACAAATACCTGGAATTGGAGAAAACCAATGAAGCAAATTACCATGAGTGAAGAGGATTTCGCCACTCTTGCCATCTGTGCAATCAGGTACTGCCATGGGCGGCGCACCTATATGCCGAGTAATGTGCTTGGAATTGCCCGTGAACATCTTGCAGAATTGGAAGACGGCAGAATCTACGTAATGTTACAAGATTGCGAGTGGATGAACGAGGATGATTATGGTGATCCGCTGATTGACAA